ATTGCCGCCGCCGTCCAGTTCTGGGTGACGTCCGCCCCATATTCCGCCGCCGGCCCCTTCACGAACGGCGGGAAGGTGGTCTGTTCGGCGCTGGCGCCGCAGACCATGGGCTGGACCAGGGACTGGACCAGGGGCGCGCCGGACGCCGTGGACTGGCAATAGAACTCGAACCAGGCCGCGACAGCCCCCGCGGGCGCCGTGATGAAGCCCTGAAGCAGGCTGGCATAGGCCGTGCCGCTGGGCGCAGTGAAGGCCGTCGGCTCGGAGATCGTGGCGCCGCCGGCGTCCAGAAAGCCGATCGACACCCAGCCAGTCCAGCCGGCGCCCATCTCGCAGCGGGCCATGACCGCAAGGCGCTCCCCGGCCGTGACCGGAAAGCTGATCGACTTCTGGCTGAGGGTCTGGCCGACCGCCGTCGAGGTGGCGGAAAGCTTGTTGTATGCGTGGCCGAGATAGCTCCCGCTGGAGCGCGTCACAGGGATGCCGGCGGAATTGTAGCCCGTGAACCAGCCGTCGTTGGCGCCGTGCTCGAACTCGCTGAAGCACAGGCGGTTGGCGCCGGGCGCGACGCCGGCCCCGGTCCCGACCGGGTCCAAGGTGATCAAATAGGGGTTGCAGACCGACAGATCCTGGAGTCCCGCGCCCCAGTGGTTGAAGCTCTGGAACTTGACGTAGATCTGCTTGCCGGCCTGGCTGGCCAGGTAGGGAAAGCTGAAGATCGCCTCGTCCATGCGCACGAAGGGCGCGTGCGCCGCATGGCTCGCAGCCGCCGCGCCCATCTGGCCACGCCGCAGGTAGCCGGTCAGGTTGTAGCGGCAGGGCGCCGAGAGGGTGGCGGAGGAATAGGCGATCAGCTCGTTGTCCACCAGGCACAGGGTGGCCAGGGCGTCGGCGTCCGCGCTCGAGCCGCCGGTCAGGACGCCGGCGCTGACGCCCAGGTCGACACTCAGGGTGTCGCTGGTGTCAGGATCGGCGCCGGCGCCGAGCGCGGCGGTCAAGTAGCCGAACCGGGCGGGCTGATCGATCACGCCCACGTTCTGGTAGTTGGTCCCGTCGACTGAGGTCCAGACATTGCAGCCGCCCCAGTTGGCGCCGCCTGCCACGGCCGCGCAGGCCTCGCTTCTCGGCCCGGACGCCAGGGAGGCCGGCGGATTGAACAGGAACGGGCCGGCGATGTTCGCGCCCGTATAGGCGTACTGAGGCAGGTCGACGCCCTGCTTGACCTGCGCGCCCCAGACATAGAGGCCGTGGACGCCGTCGCCGGCCCAGTTCCCCGCATTGCCGTCGCTGTTGAGCTGGATATTGGCGTAGATCGCCGGCGGGGCGCTGAAGACGCAGGTGATCCACACGCGATACCAGCCGTTCCCGGCCGCCGCGACGCCCCCGGCCGCCCCGGTCCCGGTCCCGCTGTTCACGGGCTGGGTCAGGACGGTCCCGGCGCTGATGTCCGCCTCGATATAGGCGTTGTTTCCGGTCCCGTCGCCCAGCCGCAGGTGGACCACCTTGCGCGTGAACGGCTTGACATAGGCGCTCAGGGTGTAGGCCACGCCGCCCAGCGGATTGGGAACCGCCTGCTGCAGCACATGGCTGGCGCTCGCCGTATCGGCGATGATCAGATCGGCGGTCGCAGTCCCGAACAGCGGATCGGTGGTCGCGTTCGCCGTGACCTGGACATCGTACCTGTTCCAGACGGACTGGGTAAAATCCTCCGACCACAGCAGCAGGTTCGCCTCGACGCCGCCCGGATCGATTCCGTGATCCGAGACATAGCCCAGCCCTTCCTGGTTGGCGTACAGCGGCGCGTGGCTGACCCCGGCCAGCAAGTCCTCGGCTGTGATCGAGCGGCGGGTGTCCTCGTCATCCTCGATCTGGGTGATGCGCACCGGATAGGCGTTCAGTCCGGCGTCGGGATCGGTGATCTCGACGATGTCACCCGGCTCCAGCAGGGCGAAGCTCCAGTCCAGGTCGAACTTGTATTGCGCCCGCACATACAGGGTGCGCTGCAGGTGCAGCTGCGCGAGCGCCTGGGCGACGGCCGGGGTGCATATGCAGTGAAGGGTGGTCGGGTCCTTCTTGCGCCGGCCATACTGGCCGATATTGGCCAGGTCCTGGGCTGTGGCGATGGCCGAATTGTTCTGGTTGCTGCGGTCCAGGTACTCGATCTGGACCAGGTTGTAGGCGTCCGCCTGGTCCTGGAGATCGACTGTGACCGGATCGTCCCCGTCCGCATGCGGAATGAAATTGCGGCTGTCGAGCGAATAGACCGGCGTCAGGTCGGGGGTCCAGGTGACGCCGTTGCCCGTGACCTGGGTGTCGCCATAGGGAACGAACTTCAGCATTCCCTCCGACCAGACGCAGGTGGAGTTGGTGGCTTTGAAGATCTCGGACAAGAAGTCCGAGCCCCGCTGGGCCTGGTCCAGCACCGGCGACAGGACCAGGTTCGCCGCCAGGCAATAGTTCCCCCAGTCGATCAGGGACGCCGTGTCCAAGATGCCGGCCTTCCAGCCCGGCAGGCCATAGCGGGCATTGGTGAAGAAGTCGGCGACGATGTCCTTGGGGTTGGCGTCCGGCAGGCCGAGGGCGCTGAGGCGTATCGTCGAGACCACCTCGAAGGTGTGGTTCGGCGTGCCCGCAGCGCTGTCCAGGGGGTAGTTGGAGGCATAGGCGATGGCCAGGCCGCTGTAGCCGATCGCCTGGCTGGGATGCTTCGAAGTCAGATAGCCCCAGACCGCCTGCCCCAGGGCGCCCGTCGACATCGAAAGGCCGGCCTTGCGCAAAGCCTCCCCGTTGCCGCCCTTGTAGTGCTTGGAATTGACCCAGACGGAGGTGACGTCGGCGATCGGGCCTTCGCACAGCCCCAGCACCAGCGAGGCGCTGTAGCTGTAGCCGGTGGTGACCTCGCCGCCCTTGCCAGCCGAGCTCTTCTGGGCCTTGGACTTGAAGTCGCCATACCAGATGAGGTTGCACTTGCAGCGGCCAGTGCCCCAGATAATCGGCATCTGGACGCCGAGCGCGCTGGTCTGGACCTGGATACCGGCATAGCGGGTCGGCGCCGCGGCCGTGGATCTGCCACCCATCAACGTCCCCAGAAGCTGAAATACCGCGCCGGCCGGCCCAGCAGCTCGGTGTCGCGGTCGATGTCGGTCAGGACGACCCCGTCGTCCTTGCGGCTGGCGTGCAGCACCTGGGGCAGGCCGATAACCAGGGCGCCGTGGCTGAAGGCGCGGCCGTATTTCCACAGGATCAGGTCGCCGGCCCCGACCTGTTCGATCGAGGCCAACTCCTGCGCCAGGGTCAGGACGATGCCGGCATAGCGCTCCTCCTGGCGATGCTGATGCCAGTCGAAGGGATAGTCGCCGGTGTCGAAGTCCTCGATGATCCCCGCCCCGGCATAGACCGCCAGTGGCAGCTGCGCGCAGTCGACGCCCACGCCCTTGAGCTTGGCGCGATGGTGATAGGGCGTGCCGAGCCAGGTCAGGGCCTCGGCCACAACCCGCGCCCGCCCCTCGGTTTCACTAGTCATCCGGCCACCGCCGTGATCGCCGGCGGTGTGAACGGCTGGCCGCGGAAGTGGATCAGGTTGTTGAAGCGGTTGGAACAGCGGCTCATGGTCAGGTCGCAGCCGGGATAGGCGGTGAAGGCGTCGCCGGCGGCGCAGGGGTTGGGAAGCGGATAGGCGAAGGTGAGCTGTCCGCTGGCCTGGGCGTGGCTCTTGACAGCCCTGGCGAGGCCCGCATTGACCCCTGAGGTGAACACCACCTTGCCCTGGGCGTATTCTCCGTCCGCCGCTGTCAGATTGGTGCTGACGGTCGTAGTGGTCGGCGCGATGGCGCCGGTGACTGCGCCGGTGACCGCGAAGCTGGCGGCGTTCAGGGTGCAGGCGCTGTCGTAGAGGGTGTTGAGGCATGGCGCCTGGAACAGGTCCGGCCCCATGCTGACATTGGCCAGCACCAGCCACGAGCTGACCGTGATGGTGCACTGGCTGCGGCTCAGGTCCTTGATCGAGGTGATCCGCCCGGAAAAGTCGATCACCGTGCCGGTGACCGGGCTCGACCAGGTCGGCAGAAAGGCCCGCTCCAGCTTCAGCGCCGCTCCGTCCAGGCCGTTGGCCCGGATAAAGGCCATGGCCGGCGCGCCGTTGATCAGATCACCGGGCCG